CCAAGGGGTAGGGGAGTCGAATCTCTACCGCCCTCATCTCAAAGACCGGTGCGGCAGTGTTCCTCGCGCCGCCGCGAAATAAAAAATAAAATTTTCAGGAGAAAGAGATGGGCCGGCGCGCCAAGCCGACCGCAGTGAAGGAGTTGACCGGAAATCCCGGGCATCGCCCGCTTCCGAAGGATGAGCCGAAGCCGAAGGTGGGCTTGCCCGCCGCGCCGGCGCATCTCTCCGGTACGGCCAAGCGCGTCTGGAAAGTTCTCGGCGACGAGTTGGTCCGCATCGGCGTCGCCGCGCAGACCGATGTCATGGCCTTCGAAGTTCTCTGCGAGGCCTACGCCACCTACGTGAAGGCGAAGGGCGAGCTGAAAAAGCTCAAGGGCACTACCTACGTCACGTCGTCGGGCTCGATAAAGAAGCGCCCGCAGCTCGCCATCATGGCCGAGTCGGCGCGCACCATTCGCCAGTACGGCATCGAATTCGGCCTTTCACCGGCCGCGCGCACCCGCGTCGCCGCCGCGATCGTGACGAATCCGAACCAGCCGTCGCTTCCAGGCGCGCAAGACTGGAAGCCGCAGGACGACCCGAACAAGAAGCTGCCCACGCTGCCGCCACCGGATCAATTCTCACATGCAGAGTTCTTCGGCGAAGGCGGTGCCAGCAACGGAGACGGCACCAAGCACTGACGCGCCGATCCTCGGCGTCACGACCGCCGGCCTGGAAGAGTGGGCCCAGAAGACCGCTCCGGCCGACCATAAGTTCGACGAATACGCGGCCGCCAAGGCCTGCGCGTTCTTCCCGAAGTACCTGCGCCACACGAAAGGCAAGTGGGCCGGCCAGCCCTTCCACCTCGAGCCGTGGCAGCGCGACCTGGTGCGCACCCTGTTCGGCTGGAAACGGCCGGACGGCACGCGCCGCTTCCGCATCTGCTATGTCGAGATCCCGCGCAAGAACGGCAAGACCACGCTGGCCGCGGGCATCGCGCTTTATCTGACGTTCGCCGACGGGGAGATCGGCGCCGAGGTCTACAGCGTCGCCAACGACACCGACCAGGCGAACATCTGCCACAGCGAAGCGAAGCGCATGCGCGCGCAGTCGCAGGAGCTGGCGCGCGAGATCCCGTTCGTCTTCAAGCACGCGATCGCCAACGCCCGCCGCGGCCAGGCCTACCGCGTTCTGTCGTCGAGCGCCGGCAACAAGGACGGCTTGAACGTCCACGGCTGCATCATGGACGAGTTCCACGCCATGGTGGGCCGCGAACTGTACGACGTGATGCACACCGCGCAGGGTGCGCGGCAGCAGCCCGTCGAATTCATCATCACCACGGCCGGCGTTTCGATCGACCTGCGCTATGGCGTGCTGCCCGACATCGCCATCAAGGTCCGCGACGGCACGCCGCTCGACGTCAAGTTCCTGCCCTGCATCTTTGCCGCGGAACAGGACGACGACTGGACCGATCCGCGCGTCTGGGCCAAGGCCAATCCCGGCCTCGGCCGCACCGTGCCGCTGGAATATCTGGCCAAGGAGTGCAAGCGGGCCAAGGAGCAGCCCGCGGCAGAGAACGCCTTCCGCCGTCTGCACCTCAATCAGTGGACCGAGCAGTCCACGCGCTGGCTGCCCATGGACAAGTGGCGCGCTTGCAAGGGAGCGGTCGATTGGACCGAGCTGCCAGCCCTCCTCGCGAAGCGCCGCGGTTGGATCGGCCTCGATCTCGCCAACACGCAGGACGTGGCCGCGGCTGTTGGCGTGTTTCCGGACGCCGAGGGCGTCTTCGACATTCTGTGCAAGTTCTACATCCCGGAGGACCGTATCGCCGAGCGCGTGCGCCGCGATCGCGTCCCCTACGATGTCTGGAAGCGCCAGGGCGCCATCGTGGCCACCCCTGGCAACATCATCGACTACGCCTTCATCCGCCGCGACCTCAATGCGTGGGGCAAGGATTACGACATCCGGGAGATCGGCTTCGATCCCTGGAATGCCGATTCGCTCACTACCCAGCTTCGCGAGGAAGACGGCTTCGTCACCGTGCCCATGCGCCAGGGCTTCCACACCATGGCGGAGCCCACCAAGCGCACGGGCGACCTCGTCGTCGCCGGTCTTCTGCGCCACGGCGGTCATCCGGTGCTGGAGTGGATGGCCTCGAACATGGTCGTCCGCCTCGACGCCAACGCCAACATGGCGCCCGACAAAAGCAAGGCCACGGAAAAGATCGACGGCATCGTCGCGCTCATCATGGCCATCGGCCGCGCGATCGTGTCACCGAACGAAGGGCCCAGCGTCTACGAGTCTCGTGGAATCATCGTTATTTGATCGAGGACTGCACGACGCATGTGGCCCTTCTCCTTGCTCGCGCGCCAAAAGTCCGGTGAGACCAGCGGCACTGCGAATCCCGCGCAATGGCTGATCGATTGGGTGCGCGGCGGTGCCGCCACGTCATCCGGTGCACAGGTCACCGCCGCTTCGGCCGAGCGCCAGGCGGCAGTCTTTTCGTGCTGCCAGGTCCTCTCGCAGGACGTGGCCAAGCTGCCCGTCGTCGTCTATCGCAAGACCGGAAAGGGGAAGTCCGCCGATTACGACCACCCGGTCGCGCGACTTCTGCGCGGCCAACCCAATCCACGGCAAACCAGCTACGAATTTCGCGCTCTGATGGAGTGGAATCTCGCGCTGCGCGGCAACGCCTATGCGTGGATCGAGCGTAACGCCGAAGGCGCGCCGTTGGCGCTATGGCCGCTCCATCCGGAGCGGGTGATTGTCAAGGAATCCCCCAACTACGCGATCTTTTATGAGATCCGCCGCCGCGCGCAGGATGCCGCCATTACGATCCGTGCGGAGGACATGCTCCATCTGAAGGAGAACAGCGAGGACGGCATCGTCGGCCGCAGCTTCGCGACGATGTTGCGTGAAGCCGTTGGCCTGGCGATCACGGCCGAGCAGCATACCGGCCGCGTGTTCAAGAACGGCGCCAAGGTCGGCGGCGTGCTCACCACGCCCAGCCACTTCTCGGAGCCGGCCAAGCAGAACCTGAAGGACAGCTTCGAGAAGAAGTTCTCCGACGAAAATGCCTACAAGACGGCCGTGCTGGAGGAAGGCGTCACCTTCACCCAGATCGGCATGGACAGCCACGACGCCCAGCTCCTCGAGATCTTGAAGTTCTCGCGCAGCCAGATCGCCGGCGCGAAGCGGATGCCGCCCCACAAGATCGGCGATCTCGACCGTGCCACCTTCACCAACATCGAGCATCAGGCGCTCGAATACACCACCGACTGCCTGCTCGCCATCTTGGCGAACTGGGAGGAGCGGCTGGAGGCCGCGCTCCTCACCGAGGATGAGCGCGCCGCTGGCTATTTCATCAAGTTCAAGGTCGATGGGCTGCTGCGCGGCGACATCAAGTCGCGCTATGCCGCGTATGCCATCGGCCGCAACTGGGGTTGGTTGTCGCCGAACGAGGTCCGCGAGTTCGAGGACATGAACCCGATCGAGGGCGGCGACGAATATCTGAAGCCGACGAACATGATCGGCTTGAACGAATCGCTCGACACCATGTCGGCCGGCGAAGGCGAAAAGGGGGGGGCAGTGGACGGAGTTGATCGCTACCTCATGGACGGCGTTCTGCGCGGGCTCTTGCCCCAGGCGCTTGTCTCCTGGAAACCGAACGGAAAGGCCAACGGCCATGCGTAAGTTTTTGACCCTCGCGGAGTTCCGCAAGGCGTTCCCGAAGCAAGACCATCCGAAGGGCTATACGTTCAAGACGCTCGACCGGCCCATCGTGCGCGCCACCCTGGCGCCCGTCATCAAGGCCGGTGACGAGGAGGGCAGCCGCGTGCTGCGCTTCACCATCTCGACCGACACGGTCGATCGCATGGGCGACACCATCGCCGTTGACGGTTGGGACTTGAAGGCGTTCAAGAAGAACCCCGTGGTGCTTTGGGCCCACGATTCGACCCAGCTGCCGGTCGGCAAGGCCAGCAACATCACGGTCGAGGACGGCAAGCTGAAGGCCGACGCCGAGTTCGCCTCGGCCGATCTCAACCCGCTGGCCGACCAGGTCCTGCGCATGTACCAGCAGGGATTCCTCTCCGCGGTCAGCGTCGGCTTCGTGCCCCACAAATGGGCCTGGGTCGAAGATAAGGATCGCCCTTGGGGCATCGAGTTCATGGAGC